CAAAGTTGAACCAAAATAGATGGTATGGGGTAAGGATAGATGAGAGCAACGCCTCTTTTGATCTTGCACGAATATCAGGGGATAATAATATGTCATTGCACGCTACTTTGGATGTACACAACACGATGAGAGCGTGTTTGCAATTAGCTAATGGTATTGTAAATTATTACCTTGATCCAACTGACTGGACAAAAAAATTAGACGGTTCAGCAAGTGATTTGACCGGGGCAGATGGTGACGTAATGATTGAGGTTGATACCTATTATCGCAGGGTAGATAATCCACTACCGGGCATATATGACCACAAGATAAGCAGACTGCCACTTCCGGGATGGCAGAGGGTAAATAAATTCTACTATGCCGCATACGAGGGAGCAGTACAGAGGTCAACTAAGAAACTGGCTTCAGTTGTTAATAATACAGCAGATTATAGAGGTGGAAATAATACATCTGCATGGGATGCTGAGAGCAGAACATTATTGGGTAAACCAGTTACGAATATATCTCTATCCGGGGCAACGGATGGATTTCGCAAATATGCACGGAATAAAGCAGCAGGCACGAACTGGAACGTAGCAACATGGCGGCATTCTATGCTGATATATGAGTTGTTCATGATTGAACATGCTACATTACATAGCCAGAAGGCAGTTAATGCAACCCTTACAGTTGACGGATACAAACAAGGAGGATTAGGTGCAGGTGTTACCACTGTAAATTCAACGGAGTGGAATAACTTCTGTTCGTATAATCCTTTCGTTAATTGCGGAGCATCAAACAGCCTTGCATCTGGTACGGGAGAGGTGTCATATACTGTCAATGATTTCGGGGGGGCGGGTGTTAATAGAACATTTGCAGTGCCTCGATACAGGGGAATTGAGCATCCATTCGGACATATATGGGAATGGCAGGACGGAGCATCTGTATTTCATGAGGCAGCAGGAGGGGTATCTAAGTTCTATACTTGTGACGATCCTGCAAATTTCGCAGACGGCACAACGACTAATTATGACTATCGGTCTAATTTGCCGGCTGGCTCAACATATGTTAAGACAGTTACGCATGATGACAATGGCGTTATAATCCCGTTAGCTGGTGGTACTGGAAGCGGAGCAACAAGTTACTTCTGTGATTATTTCTATATGCGTGGCGGGCGTGTCTGCGTGGGGGTCGTGCGACTCTTGGCGCGCTTGCGGGGTTCGTATCTCTGGATACGAATAACGCGGCCTCGGTTACGCCTACGGCTGTCGGTTCTCGGCTCTGCTATATCACGTAACTCACAAATCGAAAAATCGAAATCGAATGAAAAAAATAAGGTTGTCTGGATTACGGGCGTGTCTGCGTGGGGGTAATGCGAATAATGGCGCGAATGCAGGGTTCGTAAATCTGAATACGAATAACACGGCCTCGAATACGAATACGAATATCGGTTCTCAGCTAAGCTATTGGGTAAGCAATATCCAGAGACCTTGCCTCTTGGCAAAAAATCACGAACAAAAAACAGTGTTAGTAATGCAAATGAAAGCTCTGTAAATAATAGCAGATGAAAAGAGTGAACAACATATTTGATAAAATAATCTCGATTGATAACCTTATCGAGGCTGATAAAATGGCTCGAAGAGGTAAGAAGATATCCTATGGAGTATCTGTTCACGACCGTTCCAAAGATGCTAATATTATCAAGTTACATAACAGTTTAAAGTCAGGCAATTATAGGACAAGTGAGTATAAAACATTTATTATAACAGACCCGAAAGAACGGGAAATATTTTGTTTGCCCTATTATCCTGACCGCATAGTGCATTGGGCTATCATGCTTCAATTAGAACCTGTATGGATGAAGGTATTTACTTCTGATTCATATTCATGCATTAAAGGAAGGGGTATTCACGGAGCAGCAAAGGCAGTGCATCGGGCATTGATGGATTTTGAAGGAACAAAATACTGTTTAAAACTTGATATTAAAAAATTCTACCCGTCTATTGATCAGGGTATATTGATGCAAATAATTCAAAAGAAAATAAAATGCAAGAGGACACTGGCTTTATTATCCGACATAATATATTCAACTGAATCCGGGCTGCCTATTGGCAATTACATCTCACAATATGCGGCAAATCTATACCTGACATATTTTGATCATTACGTAAAGGAAACCATACGAACCAAGTATTACTTTAGGTATTGTGATGATCTTGTTTTTTTAAGTAATTCAAAGGAAAGGCTAAGAGATATATTTGCTCATATAGAGGTATATCTTAAAGACCAACTACGGCTCACTATAAAAAACAATTATCAGATATTTCCGGTAGATGATAGGGGAATTGATTTTGTAGGATATAGATTCTATCACACTCATTGTTTGCTAAGGAAAAGAATCAAACAAAACTTAATGCGCAAACACGCTGCTCTGAAAAAGAAGGGAATTACAGGAAAGAATTATAAACAACAGATGGCGGCATATTACGGATGGCTTTCACAATCATTTTCAAGTACAAAAAATCTAATCAAAGAGATAGATAATATGATCAAGTTTTCAGATTTCAATATTGACATTCCAGAAACACTATTTGAGGGTAAGAAAATATCTATCGAAGATATATTCAATGTGCCATTAATCATAAAAGACTACAAGATAGAGGATAGCAAGTTTACCGGAAAGAATAAAAGTAACAACAGGCTTGTGTTATCAGTTGAAATAGAGGGCAGCCGGAGAGTGGTGTTTACGGGGTCAGATACACTAATGAATCAAATAAAGAAAGTCCCAAAGGAAGGCTTCCCATTTGAGACAGTAATTAAGAAAAAGGAAAAACGTTTTGAATTTACATAATATGAAAACAAACAGCAATACAGCATTTCCAACCAGTCCCACCAGGTGGAAAGACGGTGAATATGTGGTTTACATTAACCACAAAGATAATGGCATTCAACCCGAAGGTGATGAAGGGAAAAGGCATGAAGCAGAATTTACGATCTCAACCGGAATTGATGATGCAAGTATAGCAACTGCATTTGAGAGGCATTTCGCAGACCCAGAGCATGATCAGAAGGTAATTGATACTATTGAAGTGGAGGGGAAACCTGCTATTGAAATAGTCAAGACCTACCCGGAAAACCTGCCCAAAATCAAATCAGCAGGGATACTCCTTGATAAATCATTCATTAAGGCATCGGATGAGATTAAAGTCCTATCAGGTGATGCAGATACCAACATCAGAAAACTTGCAGGCAACATCAAAAACTATGTTGCTGATTTGAGGGATGGGAAAAGAACCAGTGCCACGGATAAGGAAGTTGAACAGTTGATTGCAGACAATAACGTATTAATAACGGTGCAATAATGAAAAAAGATATCAAAATAGCAAAGGGCAGGTTTGCGGTGATTAAAATCAATGGTAAAATCATGCAAACAGTTGAAGTAGTCAAGGCACTCAGAATTGAGGGAGGTGATGATGTGGAAGTCGTAAGTAAGACGAAATCACAGCTGACGAAGGCTGAAACAGACAAGATTAAGCAGAAATAGGTACTCATTTGAATAATATGAATGTATTAAAATAATTAAAAAATGATAATAAAATTAACAACATCGCAGTTTACGGAAGATAATGGATATTATTACTCTCCTGGATTTATGCAAGATACAAAAGATACTATGGTTACAGTAGCTATTTGATTAAGCGAACCTGGGGAAATAACTATGGAAGCCAGCATAGACCAAGTAGAGTGAGTGGAGATAGGAGGTTCTTCTTTTACTTGTAATAATATAGGGCTGCAAACATATGTAGACTGCCACCATGGATTAGCTTATAGAGTTAAATCAGACAAAGCTCCAGAGAAGGCATGAATATTAGCTTAATCATTAAAGGGGAGAAATGAAACAGAAAATAAAGACTAGAGAACAAGATATCATTAATAAAATAGATAAACACATTAATGAACTTGTATACGAAAAGCACCAAATTATAAAGGCATATAGATACTATCATGGTAGGAGAGACCCAGAGCAGTTCAGACATTTAGAAGAGAATTATGGAATTGGGACCCCTACAGCAGTGGAATTTATACCTTTAACAAGAAAACATATAGATGTTTTAATAGGAGAATATTTATCAACTCCTGTGGAACCAAAGGTATCTTGCAAAGACTTTAAGACTTTGGATAATATTAATAGAGAAAAACAACTAAAGATATATAATGAAGTTATAATAAAGTTACGAGAACATTTAAATAATAGTGTTTATGCCTCTATTTATGGTAAAGAAAATATTCCAGACCAACAAGTACAAAAGGAAATTAATGATTTAATGGAAGGCGTAGAACTTAATTTTATTTCTGAGTATGAAATGGCTGGACAAAATATAGTAGACTACATGACACAGGCTGCTAGTATTGATTTTGCTAATAAACGCAAAACTATATTAACTGATCTTTTAATATCAGGAACCTGTTACTATAGGACTCTTAGAAGTCCATCGTCTACTAATACTGTATTAAAGGTATTAAACCCTCTAAATACTTTTATTGATAGAAATCCAGAATCCCCATATTTAAAGCATTCTACTAGGGCTGTAGTAAGAGAGTATTTATCTAAACAACAGATATTATCTTTATACGGACACTTATTATCTGAAGAAGATGTAGAAACTTTAGATACTAATGAAGATATGGGAGCTGATGACTTTAGCACTACATATGTTAGAAGTTATGATTCCGTAATTGATGGAATGCCTTCAGAAGGTATATTAGGGGGATTTGAAATAAATCCTGTATATCCTTTTGAAAGAAACAGCTCTAAATATTTTAGATTATACCCTGTATATTTTGTAGAGTGATTACAGGCTGATAAAGAGGGAAAAGAATATATTACTAATAGATATGAGGGTATTAGGATAGGAGCTAATATTTATATCCCAGTAGGTAAATCAGAAGATGTGATAAGAACAGCAGACGACCCTAAAGGATGTACATTAAGCATAAATGGAGTATTTTATGCTGATAGAAACGGAGATCCCCTATCTTTAATATTGAGTACTATAAATTTGCAGGATTAAAGATAGTCCTGGATAAATCTCGTGAATTCAGGGAAAGTCCTTAGAGTCTTGAATACTAAGTTTTAGTAGTAATATTAAAATGGCTGATCTAATCAATCAGGTATAGTAATAAGTTTAAGAATTGGGCAACCTCTGAGCCTAGCCTCCTTAGGAGGAAGGTGCAACGACTATTATGTAGAATCAAGTGATTCGAAGCGCGAGAATATAATTATAAAAATAAAAAAATAAGTAAGTATGAAATATACATATCTCCAGATGCTTTATTAGTAGGACATACTCCAAATATAAGGAGTTCTGTAAATAGGAAACAATACTTTTATAATATGTTAAAAGATATATAAGGATGAGTATGATTTCATTATAACAGATACAGACAGAAAAAATGGAAGATCTATATTAATATGTAAAACTCATGGAGAAGTTGATATTGATAATGAATATATTTTCCAAGGAAAAGGGTGTCCAAAATGTATATTACAAACAGAAAGCAATGTTTTTTACTTGATAAGACTTACTAATAATGAGGAGTGGTTTTATAAATTAGGAATTTCTTATATAAATAGTTCTAAAGAAATCAGAAGATATTCTGATTATAGAATATTAGGATATAATGTAGAAGTTATAAAAGAAGTTGAATTTGATGTTTCTAGAGATTGCAAAGACCTAGAATTAAAGTTAAAACAACTTATAAAAAATAATACCTATGTTCCTAAAAAATGGCCTCATGAATCATCTACTGAATGTTTTAAAGAAGATCTTCTTGGTCTAATACTTAAAAATTTATAATTATATATGATATAGTCTGGTCTACATAGAAATATGTAGCAGCGAAAGCGGATAGTAATTAACGACTACTATTGAACAAAACGAAATATGACTGTTTGCATTTTTATAGAGATAATGTAATAGCAGAGTCTGGTTCTGTAGGAGATTGGGTGGATGTGGCTCATTTACCTAAGTTTCTTGGAAAAAATGTATCAGAAAGGTTAATGAAATGAAAAGCCTATAAGAAAAGTGGCCTTGCTTTATATGATAGTTCCCAAGAAGGACAAATGATGAATACTGGGTTTAATGGATATGACGATACTATTAAATTAGAGACTATACAAGCTATAGACCTAGCTATACAAAGAATAGAAGAGACTTGTTCTGGTATTACAGGAGTATTTAGGGAAAGACTAGGAGGAATAGAACAAAAAGACGCAGTTACTAATGTACAGGTAGGAGTTAGAAATTCTTCTTATATTACTAAACAATACTACCAATTAATGGACCTAATGACTAGAGAAATTCTTATAGATCTTTTAAATATAGCAAAAATAGTCTATAAAAATGGAATGACGGGCACTTTAATCTTAGGAGAAAGACTTAATAAGGTGTTTACAGCATTGCCAGAACATTTCACATTTACAGATTATGATATCCATATTACGGATAGTTCAGAAATGTTAAAAGAGCAAGAAATTATAAAAGAGATAACAATACATCTGACTAAGGCTCAACAAATAGATCCAGAAATATTATTGGAAGTAGCTACCGCTAAAGGGTTAACTAGAATGAAAGTAGATACTTTAGCTGCTATAAGACGTAAAAAACAAGAGACTGGAGAATTTGCACAGCTTGCCCAAAAAGCAGAGGAAATGGAGGGACAACTACAACAAGCTTCAACAGAGCTTAAAAAACTACAAAATAAAGTAGAGGCACTAAATCAACAAAAATTACAACTAGAAAAAGAAAAATTAGCTTTTGAAAAAGAACTAGAATGGTATAAAGCTAAATCTGATGATAGTTATAAACAATCTAATTTAGAGTTACAAAAGAAAAGAGTTGAATTAGAAGCTCTTCAGTTGGTTGATAATAATAAAAGAAACGACGAAATAAAGGATAATTAATGGAACTGATTAAAACCCAAGGAAAGTTAATAATAGAAGATTCTCCAGAAGTAGGGTTCTCTAATGTGTATATAATTCAAAAAATTGTAGGAGAGGAGCCAACTAATGTAACCTATCTAATATCTCCAGACGGAGGACTTTTAAATATGGCCATAGATGGATATTATGTAATTCATAAATATAAGTTGCCTACTACTGTAAATACAGAATATTATATCATAGGAGGAAATTTATATGGCCCTGGAGAAGAATTACTAGAAGGACAAGAAATATATTCTATACTTGATTATGAGACATTAGAGTATTCTCAAATAGAATTTTTATACTACGAAAACATAAAAGTTTTCTATATTAATTTATTAAAAGACAAATACCTAAAAAACTTATGCTGCTGTGGAAACTTACAGGATAAGTTTACAGTAGATACTATAACTATGGGACTAGAGGTTATATCTTATTTGGAAGAGTATTCTCAATTCTATGAAGCGGCTAGAATAATAGATATGTTAGCACTATGTAATAAAACTGTACTTTCTAATTGTGGATGTAATGGATAAACTTAAAGAAAAAATAATTAATTGTTATAAGCAATATTTAACCAATTTAACTTATGGAATTACAACACAGGACTATAAGCTTTTATATGGAGCAATATTACTTGCAAAAAATAATATAAATGATCAAAAATATATAGAATATTTTATTAACAACCTAAATTGTTCTGGGGAAATAAAATTTACAGAATAAATATAATGTAGTGAATATGATTAAGAATTTATGTAAGATGGCTCTAGAAAATGGAGGTAAACTTGTACCTCTAATTGTTCCTTATGAGATAAGCAAAGGAACTGGGCAAATGAATCCAAGTATTTTAGTAGATGGGGACAAATTATTACTTAATATAAGAAATGTAGGATATGTATTAGTTCATGCTGAAAATGAACAGAGATTTCCTAGTAGATGAGGACCGCTGTTGTATACTCATCCAGAAAATGACCAAACCCTAAGAACTATAAATGTGTATGCAGAATTAGATGAAAACTATATCATGTCTAGAATAAAGGCAGTAGATACCAGTATACTAGATGTAGAACCTAAGTGGGAATTTATTGGATTAGAGGACGCAAGACTAGTAAGATGAGAAGATAAATTATACTTAAGCGGTGTTCGTAGAGATACAACCTATAATGGAGTCGGTAGAATGGAATTATCTGAGATTGCTGATATTGATGGGGATATAGTAGAAATAAGTAGATTGAGGATAGAAGCTCCTGATAAAAACTCATATTGTGAGAAAAATTGGATGCCTGTACTTGATATGCCTTACCATTATGTTAAATGGAGTAATCCAACAGAAGTAGTAAAAGTAAACTTTGATACAAAACAGGCAGAGACAGTACACTTAACTAAAAACTATTTACAAGGATTTAGAGATTTCAGAGGGGGATCACAGGTATTAAATTTTGGAGATAATAGAATAGCCCTAGTACATGAAGTATCCTTATTTAATAATGAGGCTGGACAAAAAGATGCCTTTTACTATCATAGATTTTTAGTGTGGGATAAAGACTGGAATATTGTGGGGATGTCTGATGATTTCTTTTTCTTAGAAGAGAGAATAGCTTTTTCTTGTGGGATGGCTATAAAAGATGATAAAGTAATATTAACCTTTGGCGATCAAGATAACGTAGCTTATCTTTTAGAAATGCCTGTTAACTTTGTGAAAGGGCTTATTTATGGATAATCTATTAATACAATACATAAATGATCCTAAGAGCCCAATGCTGAATTTTAAACTAGCGACGGCTTATTTAGAACATAAACATTATGCGGCTGCTTCTACTTATTTTTTAAGAACTGCAGAATGGGCAGATTTAGATACAGAGAAAGACATTATTTATGAGGCTTTATTAAATATAGCTCTTTGTTTTAGGGCGCTAGGTAATAGAAAATTTACTGAAGAGGGGTGGTTATTACACGCAATATCACTGTGTCCAGATAGACCAGAGGCAATGTGGCTGCTGTCTAATACATATGAGGATCAGGGTAAATGGCAGGAAGCTAATATGATTTCTTCTATAGGACTTACACTGATTAAAAATGCTAAACCATTACTTTTGGATATAGGATATAAAGGAGACTATGTTTTAGGATATAGTCAAGTACATTCTGCCTGGTATGCCTCTAAGTTAAAAGAAGCTAGAAGATTATTATTTTCTTTACCGGATAGATTTGATCTAGACGAGGATTATTTAGAATTATTACAAAAAGATATAAACAGTGTAGGGGATGGTGCCCAACAGGGAGTATGCAAATATACTAAGGATAATTATAGCAAATTAAGATATAAATTTACTGATAGTAATTCTATAGATACTAATTATTCTCAAATATACCAAGATTTATTTGTCTTGTCCGCTTTGGATGGAAAAAAAGGTGGATTTTATCTAGAAATTGGGTCTTCTCATCCCACTATAAATAATAATACATATTTACTAGAAACTAAATTTAATTGGTCTGGAATTTCTATAGACAACAATAAAGAAATAGTAGAAGTATTTAGAAATAATAGAAGAAATCCAGTCTTTTGTAAAGACGCCTCTATTACTAATTATACTAAATTATTAAAAGATAATAATGCCCCAGAGGTTATTGACTATTTACAAATAGATTGTGAACCTGCTTTTATATCTTATAAGATATTAACTTTAATACCTTTTAATAAATATAAATTTAAGGTAATAACCTTTGAACACGACTACACAGCAGATGTTAGAAGGCAAGTAAAAGAATTATCTAGAAAATACTTAACTGGTTTAGGGTATGTTTTAGTAGTAGACAGTTTAGGTATATTACCAGGATTTGAGTTTGAGGATTGGTGAGTACATCCAGACTATGTAGATGCTACAACAATAGAAAAATTAAAGTCTATAACAGGGAAACCTAAATTGGCTGAAAATTATATGCTACCCAATGAAGAAGATATATCTGGTTTATTTAATAATTTTAAATGAGACCCTCTTAGAATAAATGACATTAATAATATATATTCAGAAGTAGTCAGGGAAAGAGTATATGATTATTGAAGAGGTTTTCAAGCAAATGATGTAGTAGTAGATATAGGAGCAAGTGTTGGTCCAGTGTCTAAATTAGCTCTTCATAAAAAAGCTAATAAAGTTATTTGTGTAGAGCCTTCTATAAGTTTATGTAATAGTATAAAAGATAACCTAAAAGAGTATGAAAATTATTTTATCATAAACAAAGCTATAGCTACATCAAAAGATAATGTAGATATATTTGTAGATGAGCCATTTGACATAATTTCATTTAAAGAACTTACTAAGGATATACCTTATATTAACTATCTAAAAATAGATTGTGAAGGGGGAGAATATTCTATATTTACTGAGGAAAACTTAAAGTACCTACTAAACAATGTTGAGTTTATAGCAGCGGAGTTTCATTTAAGAAATGATAATAGAGAATCTTTTAGGTATTTTAGGGATAATATCCTAAATAAATTTAAGAATTATCAAATAAGATCCTGTATATATCAAAATATAAATAGAGGTACTGTTATAGATCTTAATTCCTACATACAGGAAGAGGATTTTATAAATAATTATTCTTATGAGTTCATGATATATTTTTGGAATAGATAAAAATCCAAATATACATTTATAAAAATGTAAAAAATATTATAGAATATAAAAAATAAAAAAATCAATATAAATATAATTTTTATACTGAGATTTAATTAACTTTGTAGGATTAACTAAAAATTATAAAACTAACACATAATTTAAAAACATGGCTATAAGGAAATGATCACAAGTGGAGCAACTCTTTGCTCCTACCTCTACTACAAAAATATGTGTTATTGAGGGAGCAGATCCTACTAATATGCTGATCTCTGTTCTAGATTTATTCGATGGATATCTAGAGGGAGGCTCATTCTTAACAAAAGAGAAAATTGAGGCGTTATTAACAGGAGATATAAACTCACATTGACATAGTCAATACCTAACAAGTATTACTAAACAAATGGTAGAGGCAGTATTAACTGGCACTGTAACAAGTCATACTCATAATGTAGAACAAATAATAAATGCAGTTTCAATTACTGATTTATATAATCATTCTATAGATATCTCTCACCTTTCTCCTTCAGAAAGAGAATTCTTAGAAGAATTAATGTCTGGAGATTGAGGACTTACTCCTGAGCAGATAGCTATATTAAATTTACTGTCTATAACCCAAGAGGGGAGTTTACAAGTAAGTACTAATATAGTTTCTACTGGAAATATAACAGCCTATGGTGCTGGAGAAGGTAGTTTTATAAATTATCAAATGTTATCGGACTGAAATAACTACAATCCAGGAATGGTAGATTGAGTTATTTCTGCTCCTTTAGCTTATTTCTTGTATCAAGAAGTAGAAGCATTATGAGAAGAAGTAGAGTTAAGGGTTCCTAAAACTACCAATATATTACCGGGCATAGGAATGTTTGGAGGTGGGGAATTACAAGGAGACGTGACATTACATTTAAATATAGGAGGACTTCCTATAGATATAGCGACTGTCAACGACTATATTCCATTTTTCTCATCTGAGGATGGAGAACAATATAGAACATTAATATTTGAACTACCCTTTGTACCTGTTACAAGAGGAATCTTTACTCCAAATTATCAGAACCCACTTTCTTTATTAGGAGGTGGGCTTTCTGGTGGAGGGACGTTATCTCAAGACTTATATTTAGAGTTAGATATCTTTGGATTAGATACATTTTCTGGAGAAGCAAGTGATAATTATCTAGTTATATATGATATATTTTCAGGAACCCATAAAAAAATATTAGTATCTGATCTGCCATATGCAGAGTCAGTACAATGGGGAGGAATAACAGGGGATATACAAAATCAAACCGATCTTTGGGAACTTATACAAGGTAAAGTTTCTTCAGAGGTTAGAATAATAGCTGGGGAAGGTTTATATGGAGGAGGAAAATTAGATCAGGATAGAACAATAGAACTTGATATAGGGGACCTAGTAGAGGACTCTCCTGAACTAGGAGATTATGTTCCTTTTTATAGAAGTGGAGGTTGGCAATTTAGAGCAACTTTACAGGAAATATTAGATTTATTAGGGCAATCTCAGGGATGGGTTTTAGAAACTAAGGATGGTTATAATACTGTTATAGGAACACATCCTATATTACCAGGAGAAAAATTTATATTAAGGTCTGGTGAAAACATAACAATTACACAAATAGGTAATGTAGTAACATTGGCCGCTACATTAGAAGCCTCAGCCCTACAAGGACTACAAGGTACACAGGGTATCCAGGGAATACAAGGCATACAAGGTATCCAGGGAATACAAGGTAATATAGGAAACCAAGGCACTCAAGGGGTTCAGGGAGTTCAAGGAGTTCAAGGAGTTCAGGGGGCACAAGGTAGACAAGGGACACAAGGCCTACAAGGTGTTCAGGGCATACAAGGAGACCGGGGAGTTCAAGGTTTTCAGGGCATTCAAGGGATTCAAGGAATGCAGGGAATGCAGGGACTACAAGGTAGACAAGGAATATTAGGAGCTCAGGGTACTGATGGGGTACAAGGAACTACTGGAAGTCAAGGAAGTATTGGCTCTCAGGGCATACAGGGCTCAGTAGGATCTCAAGGAACTATTGGATTACAAGGGATAACGGGAGCACAAGGAATAAATGGTGCTCAGGGGGCCCAAGGTATTACTGGTAATCAAGGAGTTCAAGGTATTCAGGGTAATCAAGGATTACAAGGCAGACAGGGAATACAAGGGATTCAAGGAACCGAGGGACTACAGGGACTACAGGGTAGACAAGGTATAATTGGAACTCAGGGAACCCAAGGAGAACAGGGCCTTCAAGGAGTTCAGGGACTTCAAGGACAACAGGGTATACAGGGCACCCAAGGAACTCAAGGTACGCAGGGATTAAGTATACAAGGATCTCAGGGTATACAGGGACCAAAAGGAGAAGTATCAGAGGATATAGTTATAAGTAAAGTAACTGTAGATCAAAATAACCATAATTTTCAAGTAGGAGATGCTATAAGACACAACGGAACTATATACGTTAAAGCACAGGCAGATAACGATATTAATGCCCAAGTGTGTGGTATAGTTTATGAAAATATAAGTATAAACAAATTTAGTTATGTTACAGATGGGTTTGTTCCAGGAGCATGGGTTCCAGGAGCAGAATATTTTTTAAGTCCGACTGTAGCAGGACAACTAATGATATTACCAGATCCAGAAGTCTGAAACATAGGAGAGGTTAGAATGTCCTGTGGATGAGGGACTACAAATGGATTAAAGGTAGAAATAGATGTAGGGGATTTAATAGGACTAGTACCACTAATAGTAGGACCGCCAGGATTGCAAGGTACGCAGGGGGTTCAAGGT